TCTGCTGCTGTGGTAGGACCTGCAAGATCAAGAATAAGACAAATAGTCGTATTTGGTAATTCTGCTGGTGCTCTTACTATAACAGATGGTAATGGTGGTTCCAATTTGATAGTGCAAAGTTTTCCAACTGGATTACATACTCTTAATATTCCAGATAATGGTATATTGGCAGAGAGTGGTGCCTATCTATCTGCTTTCACGGGTAGTGGCAACAAGCTGACTATATTCTTGTCATGACTAGAAAGAGGGATAAACAACCTCCGAAAACTAAAAAGTATTTCCGCTCTACTAAAAGTGGAGCGGGAATGACTGCAAAAGGTGTTGCTAAATATCGTAGAGACAACCCTGGAAGTAAACTAAAAACAGCTGTTACTGGTAAAGTTAAAAAAGGTAGTAAGGCTGCAAACAGACGCAAATCATATTGTGCACGATCAGCGGGGCAAATGAAAAAATTTCCTAAAGCTGCGAAGAATCCTAATAGTAGATTAAGACAAGCTAGAAGAAGGTGGAAGTGCTAATGAATACTAAAGAATTTTCAACGGGTGTAATGATAGTTTTATTTGCAGGTGCTATTGGATGGTCTATATCAACTTTAATTGAGGTTGATAAGAGAACAGCTATTATGGCAGAAAAAGTATCCGAAAATCACAAAATGATAAAACCTCTATGGGAAGATTTTATTAGGAGAAAACAAGATGGTTATGTCAAGAGGCTCGATGAGCAAACAAATAGCAAAGTCGGTTTCAAGTGGAAATAAAAAAAGACCAAAAAGAAAACGAAAAACAAAAAATATTCAGAGGAAGTCCTGTTAAGTACTGTTTAAAGTGTAAAAAGAAAAAATGGACTTGTACTTGTTATAGGATTACTGGATTAGAGGAGTTAAGAAATGCCAAAAGACGCATGTTATCACAAAGTAAAAGCAAGATTTAAAGTTTTTCCTTCCGCTTATGCAGGAGGAGCCATTGCAAAATGTCGTAAGGTAGGTGCTGCAAACTATGGTAATAAGTCCAAGAAAAAAGCAGAAGGTGGTGTGATTACTGCTAAACAAGGTAAAGCTTTTACAAAAAGAAAATCAAATAAGAAAAATGTCGCAAGAGGTTGTGGTCAAGTCTTAAATGAAAGACGTAAAGTCACGAAGTATAGATAATGGCAGTAAGAAAGACAAAAGCAGGATTAGCCTTAAAAAGATGGTTTAAGGAGGATTGGAAAGATGTTAAAACGGGTAAAGCGTGTGGTCGTCAAAAAGGTGAAAAGAGGGGTACGCCTTATTGTCGCCCAAGTAAAAGAGTGTCTTCGAAAACTCCTAAAACTTCTTCGGAGATGACTTCTGCTGAAAAACGTAGTAGAATAAATCAAAAGAATAAATTAGGTCAACCAGCGGGCAAGCCTAGAAGAGTAAAGTCTCTTAGGAGAAAGAAAAAATAAATGGCAACATCAAATTCAAGAGATTTCGACTTAGATGTCGGTGAGATAATAGAAGAGGCATATGAGCGTTGTGGCTTGGAGATGCGAACCGGTTATGATGCCAGAACTGCTAGACGTTCATTAAACCTTATGTTTGCTGATTGGGCAAACAGAGGATTGAACATGTGGACAGTTACACAAGATACTAAAGCTATTACTTCGGGTACGGCAACTTATTCTTTCGATGCTACTTATGTCGATCTCTTAGAAGTTGTTTTAAGAAATAGTAGTGGAACTGATTTTACTCTAAGTCAAATGAGTAGAGGAGAATATCTCACTATTCCAAACAAAACAAGCAGTGGACAACCTAGTCAATACTTTTTTGATAGACAAGTTACTCCAACAATAACCTTATGGTCTACTCCAGATGCTTCTTATACATTAGTTTATTATTATGTAAGTCGTATTCAAGATGCAGACGCTTTGGTTAATAATGCAGACGCTCCATTTAGATTTCTTCCTTGTATGGTAGCAGGACTAGCTTACTATTTAGCTATGAAGAAAGCACCAGAGAGAGTTCAACTATTAAAAGCCGTTTATGAAGAAGAGTTTCAAAGAGCAGCAGCCGAGGATGCCAATAGCACTCCTTTAAAATTAACACCTAGCATGACATACTATAGTTACTGATATGGCAAAGATTATTGAAACAAAATTTGGAACTCTGGTTAGCCCTAGTAAGATGGCATCTGGTAGTGCTTCTACTATTAAGAAGTCTGGAGCTTTTTATAATTTTTCAATAAGAGTTGATAATAATGATATTCGTGAATACTCTTTCACTGATTTAGCTAGAGCCGAGTATATGAGAAGAATAATGATTGGGCATTTAGAAGAAAAAATTAAGATGAGTTTTAAGAAAAATGGCTAGATACGCAACAGGAAAAAATGCATGGGCTTATTCAGATCGATCAGGTTTTCGTTATCGCTTGCGAGAGATGAAGACAGAATGGAACGGATTGAAAGTTGGACCTGATGAGTATGAAGCTAAACACCCACAGTTAGAGCCTAATCACCCTGGCCCAGATCCGACAGCCTTGTACCAACCACGAGTTGATGGAAGGACAGAAGTGACCGTAGAGAATCTTCTTGGTTTAAATCCATTTACTAGTACGGCTAGTAGTGCAGTGATAACTGTATTAGAGCCTTCTCATGGTAGATCAACAAGTGATACTGTTCGATTTAGAAATGTGTCTAGCTTTGATGGCTTTACAAAAACAGTGCTTGAGAATGCTAGTGGCTATACAATAACTAAGATTGACGATGATAAATATAGCTTTTTTGCTAGTAGTGGTACGGCAACAAGTGGAGTAAAAGGTGGTGGTGGTAGAGTTACTGCTGGCCCAGTTACATTGGGGACATAAATGAGTTTTACATTAGCACAATTAAAAACAGCAATACAAGATTACACTGACAACAGTGAAACTACTTTTGTTACACATCTTCCAGACTTTATTAAAGCAGCAGAAGAAAAGATATTAAAGAGTGTTGACTTAGATTATTTTAGAAAAAACGTAACAAGTGCCTTTACTTCATCAGATCAATTCTTAACTATACCAAGCGATTATTTAGCATCCTTCTCGTTGCAAATAACAACTTCTGGATCTGAAAGTTTTTTACTTCAGAAAGATGTAAACTTTTTAAGAGAGTATACACCTAGTGCATCAACAACAGGTTTACCTAAATATTATGCACGATTTGATGAAGACAATTTTATAATAGCACCGACACCAGACAGTAATTATACTATAGAACTACATTATTATCATAGACCTGCTAGTTTGACCGCAGGTGCTGATAGTGGTACAACTTGGGTTAGTACAAACGCACCGTTTGCCTTGCTTTATGGTTCTCTTGTAGAGGCTTACACTTTCATGAAAGGTGAGCCAGACGTTATACAAAACTACGATAAGTTGTATATGCAGTACTTAGAAAGAGTAAAAGACTTAGGTGAAGCAAGAGAAAACACTGATGGTTATAGAGTTGGTCTACCATCAAGACCAAGAACATAGGAGTAAACAATGGCAACAGCAAATGCATCAACCAATTATCTAGAGAGAAGAATATTACATTATATATTCAAGAACAACTCTCTTAGTTTCTCTAGTCCTGGAGATAGTATTTATGTAGGATTGGCAACGGCAGTGAGTGCAGCAGAAACTGGTTCACTTACAGAAGCAACCTTTACAAACTACGCAAGGCAACAAGTAGCTGCTTCTGGTTGGACAACCATAGGAGCAGATTCAACAGATACACAAACCGCAACTAATGCAGCAAACATTGAGTTTCCAGCCTCTGGTGGAACAAACAATACAATAACACATGTGTTTGTTGTGGACGCTTCAAGCAGTGGTAATATATTATTTGTAGGAGCTTTGGATGCTAGTAAGGTTATAGCTTCTGGAGATATATTTAGAATTAATGCAGGGAATCTAACAATAGAGTTGAAGTAATGGCGTTAGTATTATCAGATAGAATAAAAGAAACGACTACCACAACCGGCACTGGCACATATACTTTAGGTGGTGCCGTTACGGGCTTTGAGACTTTTACTACTAATTTAAGTAACTCTGATACTACATATTATGCTTGTTCTGATGGCACAGACTTTGAGGTTGGGTTAGGCACATTCACATCTTCTGGTACTACGTTAGCTAGAACAACTATCTTAGCTAGTTCTAATTCAAACAATGCAGTTAGCTGGAGTTCTGGAACAAGAACAATATTTTGTACATTACCTGCAGCCAAAACAGTATTTTTAGATGCAAGTGGTAATACAACATTAGGGGCAGATCTATCTGTTGGAGATGATCTAACTGTTTTAGGTGGTGTAATTGATTTTAAATCTAATAGTGGATCACCAGCATCTCTTAGAATGTATTGTGAGACATCAAATGCTCATTTCCAAACATTACAGCCACAACCACATTCTGCAAGTGCCGCTAACACATTAAGACTTCCCAATAGTGGAGATAGTGGTACACAAGATTTAGTTGCAGTAGATATTACACAAACACTTACAAACAAAACATTAACAACTCCTGTTGTTAATGCTGGAGTACAATTAAAGAATGGTGCAACAAGTGCAGGTTTTGCAGAGTTTTTTGAAGACAGTGATAATGGAACAAACAAAGTAACTTTAATTGGTCCTGCTTCAACCGCTGATGTAACAGTTACATTACCAAGTTCTGCTGGAACTGTAGCTTTAACATCGGATGTTCCAAGTTCTGGTATATCAAGTGGTAATGTAGCAACTTTTACATCTGGTGTGGCAGACAATGACTTTTTAAGAGTTGACGGTACAACAATAGAAGGAAGAAGTGCCGCAGAAGTTCTTTCTGATATTGGCGGACAAGCTTCATTAACATTTGGCATATCAAACACCAACGCAGTCAAGGTAGATAGTGCATCTGTAGCCGATGACGAATATGCTAGGTTCACAGCTAGTGGTCTTGAAAGCAGAAGTACGGCAGAAGTTCTTTCTGATATTGGCGGACAAGCTAGTTTAACTTTCGGAATATCTAATACAAATGCAGTTAAAATTGACAGTGCAAGTGTAGCAGATGATGAGTATGCTAGATTTACTGCAAATGGATTAGAAAGTAGAAGTGCTTCAGAAGTA